ACTGTTGATAATGGCATTTTTAGCACCAGACATCCAAATATCGTGTCTGAAAATATTATTCGCTACCACACATTCGCCAGTTTGTACATCTTCCACTTGTACGCCCGCTTCCACATCGACTGTCGTCACTGCCATCCCCTGTTCACGATTACCAAAAATGAAAATATCAGAGCAAGATGTTGCACCGTAAGCTGATACATTGCGACCTCCAATTGCTATATTGTTAAAAAATCGCACACCTTTAACTTTGGTGCAGAGATAATGTCCCGCATTACCTGAACCACAATACGATTGGCAGTTTTGTACAATCACATTATCAGTTGGGTAATTAGTATCCGCCTGAATACTTTCACCTGCCCTGACCCCGTAGAAGGTGCCATTAAACACAACATTGTCAATATGGAGATTTTTAACACCAGCATCATCCAAAGACTTAAATCGAATACCAATTGCTTTGTTCGGTGTTTCAATACAAAAACCCGAGATAAAATAATTGCTGTGATTAATATTAAAAACTTCGGCCCCTGCTTGCTGGATACCTGCACCTAATACTAATTTGCCGGTCTTATTGCCCAAAATTTTCACATTATCGCGAACAGAATTAACGGCATTGTTGATACGAAATGTACCGTTTTCGATAAAAAATTGAGAATATCTCATAGCATTTACAAATGCTGATTCATCATTTGTTACCCCGTCACCGACGGCCCAAAAATCAAATAATGTAAGATGTGAAAGGTCAACACGCTTCCACCGCCCCCCATTATTATTCACAACAAAACAAACCCCACCATCATCAGGCGTAACTAAATCCTGCAAATCAGCCACAAACTCCCCACCGCCTGTTGTGCCGTCCTCATAGTAAGCATCCACCAAAATACGCTGACCGTGTTCCGTTGGGCGGATAGTACGTAACTCCGCAACCGATTTGCAGCGACCGATGTGTTTGTAACCATCAGGGTTGGCTAATGCGTTAAAATTATCACGAGTAGCATCGCCCGCAATTTTCTTGATTGCTTTAGCCACCTGATTAACTTGTTCGTCATTTGCTTCGATTCCTGCTTCAGCAAGTACACTGTGCAATTCTTGTTGGGTGTTAATGACCGAATCTTGGACGTTATTCAAAAATTCAGCAGTCACAATCGTGCCATATTCACCAGTGGCAGGGTTGCCATCTTTAAAACGCTGTGTTGGGGTATTAATCGGATTCATCACTTGTTTCATTCAATATCTCCTAAATATCTTACCCACACACGGCTAAATGCAGGTTTTACCTCTTCAAGTAGACTTTCTAAAATTGGGTCTTTGTATCGTCCCATTAACGCATCGCCAGCCATTGACACGCTTGCTCTAAAACGCTTGTAATCATCTGTGGGGTTGCAAACATCCACAAAAAATGTCCACATAATGTCTTTATGCCATAACATATCCCCAGCTCGGCTTAGCCCAGCAATAAAGGGTTGTGGCTCACTAATTTTGATGCAATATCCAAGCTCTTTGGCCACTTGAGTGATATAGCCTATCGACAATCCACCCAACTGATTCAGCTTTGCAATCACACGCTCAATTCGGGTTTCAAGCGGTAGTGAGCTATTCGCCGTTAAGCCACAAACCCGCTCCCAATCATCAATAAAAATGCCTGTTGATACATCAACGGCATCGATTAAAGTCTTGGCTCTCGCATCAATGCGGTCTAGCTCTCTCCCCTCAACTTCAAGGGATAACGCTAGCCATCTGCCGTTTGGGTCATACGATACAGGCGGTAATAAACCGCCCAATGCCTTGCCGTGTTACCTGCGGCCATTTGTTGTGGTAGCCAGCGAGCCATATCTGCAAGCTCAAAGTTACCTGCTTGCCCGGCTGCAACTGCCATATCCAATGCCCGCCCAATATCCTCTTCTTTAATCCCAAATTGTTGCATTGAGGAGATCGCAATTTTTGCCATATCCTCGGAGCTTGCACCTGTTGCTACAGCACCTTTCTGCAAGGTTGGTAATAGGCTCATTGCAGTTTCAGCCTTCATCGTTCCTGAGGCAATTAGCGTATCAAGAGTTAAAAGAGCATCTTCTTTTGTTCCACCCCCAACCTTAACCGCCTCTTGCACCGCTGCTAATAACTCTTTCTTGCCCTCAATACGCCCTTTAACATCACGGTCGGAAAAGGCAGTGTTTGATGCCATCGCTAACTGTCGGTCAAACTCCATTTGGTTCTTGGCTGGCTGACGAGCCATTGCAGCACCTGCTGCAATACCGACACCGGCACTCATCAAACCACGCCCAAATCCTTTAGCCTTATCCCCAAAGCTTGTCTTACCCAATTCTGCATTCAGCTCTCGCACCCGTTGCTTAGTGGCTTCTGAGGCACGGCGTAGCTCATTTTGAGAGGCAACACCTGAGCGTTTTAAGCGGTCATAGGCTGCACGAGTTTGTTCAATTTCGCGTTGGATTGCATTTTCCGCCCGAACACCTAATGTTTCACGGGCTCGGCTCACATCGGCAGCCACTCGGCGGGCATTACGGTAACTCTGTTCTATTTTCCGATTTGAGCTTTCTGTAGCATTCGCTGCTTTCTGTGCTGCTTGCGTTTGAGCATTGCCACTTTTTTGTGCCGCTCGCTCTGTATTTTTAAAGGCTTTTTCGGCGGTTTTAGCGGCTTGGTTTAAAACTGGGGAGGCAGTATCTTTTGCCGTCAATTCCAGTTGCACTTTCATATTTTTTGCCATTTTTAAAGTCTCTTTAAACTAATTTTAAAGTACAAAAAAGGGGCTTTCGCCCCTATTCAATTTTGCCACACCGAGTAAAGACATAGCTTTCGCGTTTCACTTCGCTATTCGCACCCATTGGGCTATGCGGTGTTTTTACGCCCTCACTCTCCAAGTAGCTCTCAATCCACGCAAATACCTCAAGCAACGGCATTTGCCATACCTGCTCGGCGGTAATTGCAAATTTTGAGAGTAAAATCACCGCTTGTCGGTACTGCTTAAAGGCTTCTGCTACGCCAAATCGGGATTTGCCGGGCTTTCGCTCTCGCTTTGGCTCACCCCATTTTCTAACCGCTTTTTTCGGAGTGTGAGCGTTGCCTCAATCAACTGCCAGTAGTCTTCGGTAGCTAAATTGTCAAATAAAAATTGAGCCGTCACATTACCTTGATAAATACCATCAAAGGTAACTTGCTGCGAAAGGTAAGCCATATCGACCAAGGTTTGTTCACGCTTTGATAGGGCTTCCGAGTTTTCCTCAAACCCTAAATCCGCAATCATTTCTTGAGCCGTGCATTGACCGCCCATCGTCAGCAATCGCACCGTACAATCACGGCGAATTTTCCCGTTATATTCAATGCCAAGATTTAAAGTGATTTTCATTATTCATTCACCTTACGCAATGCGTTGAGTTGAATATCACGCACCGACTCACCATCAACGGTGTAAGACTCGCTCACATCGGTAGTAAAACAGCCTAAATAAGAGGTGCGTTTTTCGCTATTGTCTAACGGGTATTTAGTGAGCTTCGCATTTTTAATGTTATCCCAATCAATTACCGAACCGTCTTGAGGCTCAACTGCAGTCACCGAGAGGGTATATTCCGCAATGCCTTGCGAATAACCTCTTGCACGTCCGGAACTGTTCATCGTTTTAACCAGCTTGCGACCGGTTACGGTTTTTACATCAAGTTTGGTAATTTCAATCTCAACGCCATCTACCTCAAGCACGCAAGAGCCTTCATAAACAATTGACATCTAGCACCCCCTATAAAATTAACGTAATTTTGTTACGAATAACGTGCAAGCCATTAACCACATCCGCAGGGATTTCTAAATCCAAGTAAGTCGGGTCTTGATTACGCACCACTAATAAGCGATTTTTCCACGCTTCCACATTTTCGATTACCTCTTCGCCCTCAAGCTGATAAAGCACATCTAAAATCTCCGAGCGTACTTTTGCCACAATACGGTGGGAGTTTTTCGCACGAGGGAAACGCAAACGCTGACGGGTTTGGATTGCCTTACGCACATAGTCAAGCGTACGAATGGTGGTTAAATCCAAATAGCTTGGGTCATCAGTATTCGTCACGTTTTTGGTGTATGTAGTAATCGCACGGGTAATCTGCACACGGCTTGCCACCACCTCAATCGGGCTTAAACCGTGATATAACGCTTGGTTTACTTCGCTAAATAACGGTTTCTGCGAGTCATCTACGACCGTTAAGCCTTTAACTTCAAGGGTATTTAACGGGCGAGCCGGATCTTCTTCACCGGCAATTTCCGCCCTTGTTGCACCACATAATCGGGCAACTGCTTCAAGGCATACCGAACTTGGCTCTCTGTAGGTAAATCTTCGCCCTCATACTGCATTGCAAATTGAGCATAAGCCTGTGTGAGTGCCACATTGCTAAAGGTTTGATAAAACGGCAGAAAGGCTTGCAACCAACCACACCGCTCGGGCACGGCACGTTTTTGTGTTTTCAGCGGTATCATCTGTTTTAACCGTTCCGCTGAATTTTCGCCTGCCTCATACGCCAGCACCCAACTATGCAAGGTGCGTTTAGATAGCTTTAACTTTCCACCGGCTTTACTATTGCCCGCCATAATCGCTTTGCAAATTTCAGCAGGAATTTCACTGCTTGCCACCGCTGCAATGACTTGGTCTAGCGTTTTTGTGCGGCTTAGCCCCAACTGCACTTCCTGCATCAAGAACCACCGCACCACCATAATGCGAGCATCTGCCGTAGAAAGTTGTTTATCGGTTATCTGCTCCAAATCAATGTTTTGTCGCACTACACTCAATTCGCCTTTGCTGATTTCAGCAGGAAGAAGTTTGAGTAACTTGGTGCGGATTTCCTGTTGGACTTCGGTGGGTAAACTGATTAATTCATATTCAACCCCGCCGCCTCTGCCTTTGCGTTTTTGAGATTGCCAGTTTTCCCTTATTGCTTTCTCAAGCACATTTTTATGAGCACTTGGTAGGCTAGATAACTTAAAACTTAACAATTCAGCCACTGAATAGTGCGTTTTTAAACTTAATTCGCTCAT